GGAAACCCGCCGTCACCAAAAAGGTGGCCGAGGCTCCCAAAATGCTCAAGCCGGGCACGACTGGTAAACAGACGACGGCAGAGCAGGATGCAATCAAAAAGATGCGTGCCAAGCTCGCCAAATCAGGCGACAAACGGGACGCTGCCCGATTATTTGAAAAATTTATCTAGGAGTAAAAAATGGCTGTTCCTTCAAATACCTACATGCGGTACACCTCCATCGGTGTCCGCGAAGACCTGTCTGACGTCATTTATGACATCAGCCCCACCGATACCCCGATCATGTCGTCCATCGGCAAAGCCAAAGCCACGAATACCCTGCACGAGTGGCAGACCGATGCTCTGGCCGCAGCTACGACCAACAACGCTCTGATCGAGGGTGACGACGCTACTGCTGCTTCTCTGTCCCCGACCGTTCGTCTCACCAACTTTACACAGATCGTTGGTAAGACTGTCCAGATCTCTGGCACGCTAGAGGCAGTTGACAAGGCTGGCCGTAAGTCTGAGAAGGCTTATCAGCTTGCCAAGGCTTCGGCTGAGATCAAGCGCGACATCGAGACCATCCTGACCGCCAACCAAGCCAAGACCAACGGTACGGCTACTTCTTCGGCTCGTAAGATGGGTGCTCTGCTGTCCTGGATCACGACCAACGTCTCCAAAGGCTCGGCTGGTACGAACCCCACCGGCGACGGTTCGGATGTCCGTTCGGACACCACGACCCGCACGTTCTTGGAGTCCATGCTCCAAAGCGTTGCACAGCAGATCTTCTCGTCTGGCGGCACACCCAAGCTCTTGGTTGTTCCTCCTGGCCTGAAGGCTACTACGTCCGGCTTTACCGGCGTGGCTGCACAGCGTTACGTGACCGGCGCAGAACCTACCACAATTGTGGCTGCCGCAGGTGCTTACCTGTCGGACTTTGGTCTGATCTCAATTGTGCCGGATCGCTTCATGCGTTCGGTGGATGCTCTGGTCCTTGACCCTGAGTACGCCGCTCTCGCATATCTGCGTCCGTTCCAGACCAACGACTTGGCTAAGACTGGTGACTCTGACAAGACCCAGATCCTCGCTGAGTTGACGCTGGAGATGCGTAACGAGAAGGCTCATGGCGGTATTTTTGACATCAAAGCTGCCTAAACTGTTGTAGAATCGGGGGCGGGTAAAACCGTCCCCGTTTCGGAGGAAAAGTGCTAAAACTTGGAACTGAGGTGGTCAACGGAGAAATCCGAACCACTTACGCAGACGAAAACGGCAATTTAATTACCAAAGCGGAGTCAAATCTAACTCCGATCATTGAGGCAAACAAAGCCTCTTATAACTCAACAGACGAACGAACTCGATGGGGCGACGGCCAATTGGTCGCTGACATCCCGTTCCCTGTCATAGAAGATCTAAACCGCCAAGGAATCCTACGGGGCTTTGTGGTGATAGATCAAAAACGCATGAAGGCTTGGTTAAACAATCCCGATAATCGGTTCTTCCGAACCCGACCGGGCAGAGTTTGAGGAGAAAAGATGGGCAATAAAAAGAAGGTCGCTATTTGCGTACCGACTCGCGGTGAAATGGAAGTTGGCACAGCGTTTGACCTAGCACTTATGTGCGGGTACGACTCAAGATTCAGAAAAGACGGTCACCAAGCCTTATACACCGTGGCAGGAACCCTGATCTTCGATCAGCGGGAGAAGTTAGCAGAGACAGCCTTAAGAGAAGGCGCGGATTATATCCTTTGGGTAGATGCAGATATGCGGTTCCCAAAGAATACGATTCAACACCTGATGTCGCTAAATAAGGACATCGTAGGGGCCAACGCTACCACGCGAGTCCCGCCGATCCACGGTACAGCCAAGAACGCCTGGATCAACAAGGATGAAAAGACGATTACCTGGCAGAAGATCTCTTCTAAAGACAAAAAGGGATTGGAGCGGGTAACCGCGATTGGTCCGTGGTTTTGGTTTGAGCAACTGCCTGGGGAAAAACTCCTAGGCGAAGATGTTTACTTCTGCGTGAAAGCGCATGACGCAGGATTTGAGACATGGGTGGATCACGACTTTTCTAACGTGGTCGGCCATGTCGGTTCCCACACATTTGGATGGCACGATGTAGCCAGTAAGGAAAACGATGGCTCTGACGAGTTACTCTACACTAAAAACGGCAGTTGCGAACTATCTTGGGCGCAGCGATCTGACGACTCAGATACCTGATTTTATTACGCTGGCAGAACTCCGTCTGTCGCGGGAGATTCGTACCCGCAAACTATTGAAGTCCGTCACCACAACCACCACGGCTGGTGACTCTACCGTAGCAATACCATCAGATTTTCTAGAATTACGCGATATGTATTTGAGTGGGAATCCCCGTATTTCTGTCTCCTACCTATCGCCGTCTGCTTACACTAGAGACGCACAGGCAGAGGAATCTGGCCGACCCGTATATTACACAATGCTCGGACAAGAGTTTGAGTTTGCACCGATTCCCGATAAGGCTTATACGGTTGAGTTGCTGTATTACTTCAAACCCACCGCAATGTCCGATAGCGTGGCGTCCAACGAGTTTTTAGCGAACTACCCAGATGCCCTGCTTTATGCAACATTGCTAGAAGCAGAGCCGTACATTATGAACGATCCCCGTATGACCGTGTGGTCGGGTATGTATGACCGAGCAATCAACAACATCAACGGCTCAGATCAGAATTCTGAATACGCTGGCGTCCCACTTTCAATGTCCGTAACCACGAGGTAATCATGGCTGAAATGTCGAATTATTTGGAGAACGGTCTGCTAAACGCAGTTCTCCGCAGCACTTCTTACACATCTCCTGCGACCGTTTATGTTGGTCTGTATACGAGCGATCCTGGCGAGGCAAACACGGGAACCGAGGTATCTGGTGGATCTTATGCCCGCAAGTCTGCGACCTTTAACGCACCGTCTAACGGCGTTTGCACAAATTCCGCTGCGGTAGAGTTTGACCAAGCAACAGGGTCTTGGGGGACAATTTCCCACATCGGAATTTTGGATGCCATAACTTCAGGTAACCTGCTGTTTTATACCGACATTACGACTTCCAAAACCATTGAGTCCGGCGACGTATTCAAAATGTCTGCTGGTTCTCTGAGCGTAACGTTGGCCTAATGCTCACTCTAGAGGAACTCGACCAACTCGGCACATTGGAGTCGATGCCGCAGTATCCTCTAGACGCAACATGGTTTGTAGATAAAGTCTGCGGTCCTTGGACCTTGGACGACATGGACTACTTTGGAAACCTAGACACCATCCAGTTTTCAATGGATAGTGAAATCTGGGGTACTGCCTGTATTTACTTTGACAACCCAGCAAACATAACTGCATCGGCTACTGTCACCGCTTCTGGCTTTAGACAACGTGCCGCAGAAGCCCTGATTGTGGCAAACGGAACGATGGCTGGGGAAGGATTTGCAATCCGTAACGGAGAGGCTTTAATCACCGCCACGGGTTCAATGACTGCAAGCGCAAGCAAAATTACTTTTGGTTCTGCGGCAATATCTGCCACATCAACGGTCACGGCTGCGGGAAATTACATTGTTGGCGGTCAGGCAAACATTTCTGCATCGGCATTAGTATCTGCCTCGGCTGAGGTTATTTTTGGTGCAGAAATACAAATTATTGCGACCGGCTCGATGTCGGCAACGGTCCAGCGTGTACGCCTAGCAGAAGGGCTAATTACAGCCTCTGGAAGCCTTGCCGGCGAAGGCATAAGGGTGCGTACAGGGCAGGCGTTAATTGTCGCCTCTGGAGCCTGTTCTGCAAGCGCAAACTATACCGCCGCAGGGGTGGCAAATATCTCTGCTACGGGAAGTATGTCGGCAACAGGAAATGCGACCTTTTCCGCATCTGCACAAATTTCTGCTACCACAAATGTGGTGGCAAACGGAACAAAACTTGGCGATAACTGGGGTCCAGTAACCCCAGGGTCGGAGACTTGGACACCGACATCGGTTGGATCAAATACTTGGACAGAAGTCACGGGAAGCACGAACACATGGACCAACGTGTCTGTGAGCTCTGACTCTTACACAACGAATACGGTTGGAAACAACACATGGCAACTAACAGGGTAACTTTCGGAGAATGGCTACCAGACCAGCCTGGACTTACTGGGACTGTCAAGGAGGCTCTAAATGTGGTTCCGCAAGCCATTGGTTTCGGTCCACTACGCTCCCCTGTGGACTATTCTTTGGCCGCTTCTGAAGACATCAATAACGTTGTAGCCGGCAGAAACCCTGCTACGGGTTCCACAGAGGTATTTGCTGGCGGTGCGACAAAGTTATTCAAGTTGGACTCGACAGATCTCAGTCTAGATAACGTCTCCAAGGCGGGTGGTTATACAACTCCTACGGAACAAAAGTGGCGTTTCACCCTGTTTGGGGATGTCCTGATTGGCGCTAACGGAGACTCCAAGTTACAAGGCTGGACTCTTGGAACATCAACCGCATGGGCAGACTTAGATGCCGCCGCTCCGACTGCTCGCTATATCACGGTGGTTCGAGACTTTGTAGTGGCAGGTTATACAAGTTCAACAGACTCCCAAAAGGTCCAATGGTCTGCGATCAATAACGAATCTGAGTGGACAAGCACAGCATCTAACCAAGCCGACTATCAAGTAATCCCTGACGGCGGTGCGGTGCAAGGAATTACAGGTGGTGAGTTTGGGATCGTACTACTAGAAAAGTCGATTTACCGGATGTCCTACGTTGGAACACCTGCAATCTTTCAGTTTGACAACATTTCTAGAAATCTAGGATGTTTTGAGCCAAACTCCATCGTTCAGTATCAGGGCATAACGTACTGGCTTGGAGATGACGGCTTTTATGCCTGCGATGGAACGAATGTCGTAGGGATCGGAACGGAGAAGGTAGATCGGTATTTCTTTGCAGACTTAGACGAAGCCTATGCTTACAAGATGTCTGCCACAGTAGATCCAATCAAGAATCTGGTGATTTGGGCCTATCCTTCAAGCGGGTCAAATGGTGCTGTGGATAGCCTGATGATTTATAACTTTGAGATCAAACGCTGGTCTCATGCAGAAGTAACAGTAGGATTTGTGTCGCAATCGGCTACTCCAGCTTATACTTTGGAGGCGCTGGACGCATTTGGCACGCTAGACAGCCTGACATCAAGTCTAGATTCTCGTGTTTGGACAGGCGGTAAGTCGCAGTTTGTAGGTGGGTCTGGAGCCAAAATAGTGACATTTTCAGGAACCAATCTCACCGGAACAATTAACACCGGAGATATTGAGATTCCAGGTCAGTCAAGCACGATCAACATGAGCCGCCCTCTCGTGGATGGTGGATCTGCTTCTCTAGCCTACGCAACACGGAATCGCTTGGCTGATTCGGTCACGTTTAGTGCTTATTCTGCGGCAGATAGTGAAGGTCGCGCAGCGTTTAGGACCACAGGTCGTTATCACCGCCTGTCCATCCAACCCTCTGGCTCGTGGACAACAGCAATTGGCATTGACTACGACATCGTGCCGACAGGATCAAGATGACTTATAGAATTCTGCCGTATCAGGGTGGATCGCCTCGTGAGATTTCCGAGGTGGTCAACAACATTATGAACGGCAAGACCAATAACACGGGTTCTGTAACTCTTGCTACTGGTGGAGCTACAACCACCACGATTACAGATGCCCGGATTGGTTATGACAGCGTTGTAATCTTGGTTCCGACGGCACAGACTTCTGCAAGCCAAGAGTTTCCTTACGGATCGTTTCACAGCACCTCAGATCAGACAATTGCTAGCACGACAACTGCTTATGCAATGACGTTTAGCGCAACGGACTTCTCGGATGGTGTGTCGTTGTCTAATAGTTCTAGATTGGTAGCTGGTTACTCGGGTATTTTTAACTTACAGTTTAGCAGTCAATTTACAAACTCAGACTCACAAATACAAGATGTAAGTGTTTGGTTTCGTAAGAACGGAACCAACATTGCCAATAGCAATAGCGAGTTTTCTATACCCAATCGACATGGGTCAACAGACGGTCGTTTAATTGCTGCGCTTAACATTTACATTGATCTTGCAAAAGACCAGTATGTAGAGATTATGTGGTCGGCAAGTAGCACCCTTGTTTTATTGGATTATCTTGCAACTCAGTCTAGTCCTACCCGCCCAGCAACACCGTCTGTAATTGCAACCATGCACTATGTATCTACCAACGGATACACAAGCAACATTTACTTTGATCCTTTTGTGTCGGCAACGGCTAACGGAAGTGCAACAATTTCGCACGCTCCCAACAGCATTGCCAACAAAACTTTTGATTACGTTATCGTAGGGTGACCAACATGGCCGTTTCCAATCAAGATATTGTCAACTTTCTGCAAGGCAACCCGGGTATTTCAGACGCTCAGATTGCCGCCGCAATGCAACAGTACGGAGTTACCCCACAGCAAATGGCGTCTGCTACTGGGGTTCCACTTGAACAAGTTCAATCTAGAATTCAGGCTACATTGCCAACTACAAACACAGATGTAATTACTAATTTTCTAAGTCAAATTCCGCGTTACACAGGAACTCAAGCACAAGAACAAGCCGCAATGTTGGCCAATCAGCAGGCTGGAATTACCACTTTTGGCGGTAGAACAATTCCAAACACAACAACACCCGCCCCCGCAACAACACAGAATCCACTTCAGCAATTCTTGGCAGCAAACCCCGGAGCTACTGATCAGCAGATCGCCCAATGGATGCAAACTAGCGGGCAAACTCCCGAGTCAATTGCCCAAATGAGCGGACTTCCGTTGGCAGATGTTCAATCACGATAC